CATTTAACTTTTTTGCACCCTTGATAACATCTACAACGTCTTTCCTAACTTTTTTCGCTTTTTTAACTATATTAGTCTTGTCAAGTTTAGTCTGTATTTTTTTAACCATCGGACTTATTATGTACTCTGTCGCTTTTTTAGCTACAAATGACAACGTTCTTTCTGTTATCGTATCGACCAAAGTCCCTCTTGAAGCTATGGTACTGACATCAACAAAACCAGCTCTGTTTATACCCAACACACCAGGAACACTAAACACGGATAGTGGATTATAAAATTGAGGATTTAAATTAAATGTCGCTCCTTTTTTAAAATCAGCTATCTGACCTTTTATCGGTATACCACGAAACTTATCTGGTAAGAATGTGTCTACGGATATGTCAGCGGTTTGTTCGGCTGATATAGCGTACATCGTTGTGGCAACCGTATCATAGGTGTTTTTCTTCTGTAACTGAGCTTGAGCATTTACGTATGTGGAACCCCTAGTAAGAAAGTCTAGTGAATTGGTTGCACCGTTGATTCTTTTTATGTCAGCAAAATATCTATCGACAAAAACACTAGGTTGTCTACCTAATAATTTCTTACCAACATCATCAATCGTGTTGGTAAATGACCTTAAAAGATCTTTACCCTTGTAGGAAGCTCTATCAATCTGAATAAGTCCAAGACTAGTATTACCAAAACTAGCATTTGGTTTCGATATCCTATCAATTCCCCAACGTTGACCTATGCCCCTAATGATGAACGGTTCTCTCCTATCGTTAGCAACATCGAATGATAACCTAGTATCGGTGTTGAAGTTGAATTTTATACCACTAATTTTATTTAAAGCTCTGTTTATGTTCCTTCCTATCGAGTTAAATGATTTCAAACTCGGTGAAAGAACTTTAGAAAATCCCAACACATTTTTTGTACCTTGTGTTTCCCTTCTTATACCCAAAGAACCCTTACTAAAGACTTGACTGTAATAATAATCTAAAAATCCATCCTCCTCATGTAAATTCAACAGTTGTGAAGCTGCGGCTGGTATTGATATAGGATCTTTTCTTAGTATAGCTGGTATTGGAAAATTAGCTCTGTTCGTTAGACTAGTTCTGATGGTGTCATTTGGCAGACTGTAGTCCGATGTTCCTCTAGCAATTCTTTTCTGTGGTTCTGATTCTTTTATTTGACTTAGTTGTGAGCTTGGAGTACCAGATATTGGAGTACCAAATGGAGTTCCTAATGTCTGTCCGATTGGAGTTCCACCTATATCTATCAAACGACTTGACCTATTTAGGTTAGTGGCGATATTGTTTTGACCTATGTTTATCTGTCTACCTATGTTAACATTTCTATCATCAGCAAAAAGTCCTCTAGGATTAGTAATTCTTGTAAAAGACGGTGGTGAGATTGTATTATCCCCGCCACCTTGTGGTAAATCAAACTTATTAAACTCACCTGTTGATGGTATGTCAAAATCTCTAATTGTAGGAATCGTGGAGTTCCAATTGGTGTTGATGTTTGGTGTATCACCACCACCTTGGGGTAGGTCAAACTTATTAAACTCACCGCTCGGTGGTACATCGAAATCCCTAGGAGTGTTTACGGTAGAGTTCCAATTCGTGTTAATGTTGGGTGGACTACTTGGTGGAAAGTTAAACTTATTAAATTCACCAGCTGGTGGCCTATCATAGTCTCTAGGTGTGTTTACCGTGGAGTTCCAGTTAGTATTAATATTAGGAGTAGGTCTATCGATAGGTCCATCATCCACCTCTCTGATATTTGATAAAGTTGAATTTGATGTTACTAATGGCATTTCGTTCCCTTAATAGCTCTTTGATTGTCTGGTGTTATCAGCGACCGTGTTTACACCGTCTGCGATGTTATGTAGAGCTCCAAGTTGTTTACTCTGAACATCCCCCATAGCTCCACCAGCGGCAGCACCAGTAGCTCCTACGGTGTTACCTCTTACGGCTCTTGCTAACTGTTCCACGTTAAGACCTACACTCTCCGCTAAAGCTCTTCTCTGTATGGCGTTCATCATACTAAACTCAGCCTCTCCACCGACTATCCTCTGTATCTCTTTCATAAGACCAGCTTGGTCACCGACCAACGCTAACTGTCTTGCCCTATCCGTGTTTATCTGCCTACCCAATAGAACAGATGCTTCCATAGATTTTTCTATGGATGTTTCAAATTCTAGTAAGGAGTTGGTTATGGATGAAACGGCACTCATATCCAATCCTAATTTTCTAGCGGCGATACCAGCCTGAACTAAATTCTGTCCACCATCCTTGGCAAATTGAGCGAAGAACTCGGCATTCTCAGCTATATCCTTCATCACCAACGCTGGAGCGACACCAGCCGCTTCAATCATCGCGGCGTTTGTCCTAATCTGGTTCAGTAACACTTCCCTACTGGATGATGATATTGATTCCATTATCGAAAGTGTTTTTGTTAAGTCTGAAGCTGATTGTCCAGTCGCGGCTGCTGTTCTTGCAAAGTTTAAACTAAGATTTATTGACTCTTGAACACTAGCTCCTAAATCTTGTCGTATAGCTGATTGAGCGTCTTTTATGTCTTGTAACTCTAAACCAAATCCTTTTGCAGCTATACCTAAAGCTCTTGTTTGTACTGCTACTTCAGTAGCTTGAACAACTGAAACACCTAACTCTTTTCTTGTATCAGCTACTTCTTTTGCAAATTTTAAAAAAGCAGCTCCTATAGCTACAACGATACCAAATATACCCATAGCACTACCGGCCATCAATTTTAAATTTTCATATCCAGCTTTTATACCACCAGCCATTCGTAGTACACCACCTGCACTATCCATGATAGCTTCTCTACGTTTAACGTCAGTTTCTAAACTTTTTAATAAGTCTTGAGCTTGTTCTTTTGTACCCTCTTGTGTTCCGTCTTCAATCTCTTTTCTAAATTTAGCAATTTTTGCTAAATCTTGTTGTACACCGAGTATATCATTAACTTGTTTAAAATGTTTTTTTCCTAACTCAACTAACTCAGATTCTATATTTAATATTCTCTGTTTAGCACCTTCTTCTTCTTTTGCAGATTTTACACGTTGAAACCCAGCATCTTTTACTCGTTGTTCAGCCTCTGTTAGTTGTTCTTTTGCCATGAGTGTTTCCTAATTAAAAGTCAAACCCATATTCGTCTGATAATTCTTTTCTGTTCTTTTTTATATAATCTTCTATTTCTTTTTTTTCTTTTTCTAATTTTTTTAGTTTTTTACCGAAATTTGGATCTTTTCTTTTCAAATCTTTTATAGCCTTAGATTCAGCACCTTTTAACATTGATTTAAAAATTGAACCTAAGAAGTTATCAATAATTCCTTCTTTTACTATGTATTTTGGCATTATATTCTCCGAATAAAATTAAACAGTATAACTCTATAATAAATATCAGTTTTTGTATTTATTCATCTCTTTTTGAAGTTCTTCGGCTTCTTTTTTGTAGAACTGTTGTAATCTTTTCAGATAGAATGTACGAAGATATATGGGTAGATTGTAAGCGTCACCAAACGTAATCCCACCCTTAGAATGTAATATTAACTGAAATATCTCCTCGTGTAATGATAATTTATACTCAGGCGGTAGGCCAAAAAAATCGCACGGTGACTGGAATCGTCACCTCTGTCTCCTTCCCACTAGAATCTATGACATTAACGGTCATATCGATATCTGGTGTTATCTTAGAAAAGTTAGTCCTAAATGCCAAGGAATCCCTAGACAAAAACTCGTTGTCCACGAAATTACTAACAAAAGCTCTATCAGAGTTACCATCAACCGATATCAACATATGTTTTAATCTAGTTGTCAACTCAGCACTTCTTTCCTTAGAGATTTTTTGTAAAGCTTGTACCTCTGTTTCTATCTTCTTCTCATCGTTACCTGTCAAGAGCTTATAGGTTATTATCCTCTCTGATGATGGTAGCTTGAATGAGAACTCATTTACACCCTTTTCAAATTTACTAAAATCTATATTCCTTGGTTCTAGTTTTGATAGGTCAACGGTGTGTTCTTTACCATCATACTCAAATTCATAATCCTTACCGTAACCAAGGATACGAGCGGCTACCATTATAGCATTCTTATCACCGATAAGTAAATCATTTATATTTATCGTTTTGTCCACTATTAAGGATTGTAACAGAACATCGATAACCGTTCCTTGTTTGATAAGGTTCTGAGATGTTAGGATATCTTCTTCCTTCGCGGTCATGTACTTAATCTCCACCTTTCCTGTAGATAGAGGATGACCATCGACATAAAAATATCCCTTAGAAGGCAGGTCAACCACCTCAGTAGGAAACTTAAATTCAGCCATGTTTGACTCCTTTATATTTTGTAATAATATATATAACTAATTTTGTCTTAAAACTATTTTATTTTTTACCGAACTTCTCAGCGGCGGTAACACCAAGTCCAACTACTGAGATGTACATAAAACACTCAAGTATCTTGTCCTTGACTTCGAAAGCAGTAAAGGTATCAGCACCCCAACTACAAATCAACATAAAAAATGCTGCAAAACCAACTGTTCTCTTTGATGATATCTTTGCATCACTAGATAACATTTCTTTTATAAAACTCATGTTTACTCCTTAGAATTGTAAGATTGCGTAATCGTATTTAAGTGTTAATTGAATTTCGGCTGGTTCACTTGAAGAATAATCCAAATCACCGAAGTTCGCTGTCTCGATATAAGTACCCTTTAGTACCCACTCCTCAACAACATCACCAACTGGTCCTAACAGATTAAATGTTACGTCTTTTTTATAAAGGTCTGAATATCCATCCCTACCCGTAACGGACTCGTGTGATAATCTCACCCATTCCATTACCGATTGTGCGGCGGATGGAACGACAGGATCGTAAAGTGTAATATCAATCGGTTGCCAAGCACCCTTACCCTTAATATATCGTTTGACGTTGATATGGTCTAAAACTATTTCCTCAAACTGAATCTGAGGTCTATTCGCTGTTTTCACCAAATATGATGGAATACCTTCTATATACATGATGAACCTATTTTTAGTCTTAGGTTCAAACGGTGTGAACATAATCTCTGAAGGATCTAATGTAGCCATTCTTTATTCTCCTAAAAATCCGTTTATTTCTACTCATAAATAAATATCAAATAAAGAAATTTTTCATAAAAAGAAAAACCCCTCGTTAGAGGGGTTTCTCATTTATTTAGACATTAATCTAAATTATTCAGGAAATGTAGCTCCTGTTGGTTGTACCACGAAGTCAAGTACGATGAACTCTGCAGTTCTTGTAGGTTGGATAAATATCTGACCTACTAACTGATTCCTATCAATAACATCTGGTGTGTTATTGGTATCATCCATCACAACCCTAAACGCTGATAGACCAGCATTTTGTTGTACCTGTTCAAGGTATGGATTAACAATACTCAAGAAACGATTTCTTAACGCCTGTGAGTTCTGTTCAAATGCCAAGAACCTTGAAGCACTTGCGATAAATTTCCTTAACGCAATCAACAGTCTTCTTACATTAACCCTATCCAATGCGGATGGTTTAGATTGTAATGTTTTCTGTCCAAAGACAACAACACCTTGACCAGGAAAAGAAGCAATCGGATTAACCCTACCCTCATAGAGTTCGTCTCTCTCAGCGTGAGTTAATCTAGTAGCCGCTTCTAATACACTTGTCAATCCACCCCTATTTAAACCTGCGGGTGCGAACCACTCATGTGCTATCTGGTCATTAAAAGAAATAACACCAGGTAGAACTACTGATGGTGGAACCCATACTGGTTCTGCTGTATCCAAGTTAGGTATCTTTACCCATGGATAATATGTAGCAACATAGTTGGTATCAAGTGTTGAAACCGTATCGACAACACTCTGTACACTATCACTATACGCGGCGGAATCCATTATGTAAAGTGCATCTGCTCTAGCCTCAACCTTAGATATGGCGTGGTTGGTTACAGTTGGATGTAATCTATGAATAACACCAGGTGTTACCAATAGATTGATATCAAACTCATCAGGATTACTAACGGCGTTTATCGCTCTTTTGTAAGCGATTGAACCACTAGATGTTGATGTTGATAAATCAAATCCTTGTGTGTTATTAGCCGTGATGTCTTGAGCGACCTTAGCGACTGTGGCAGGATTCTGTCCATCGAAACCAAACTGAAAAGGAACAGTAAATTTTAACTGACCTATGGCTGAACCACTTAATGTCAATTTCTCCGCTCCTGCTGAATGAAAGGTTCCCAATGATGATGCGTCATCATTACCATTAAAATCCTCCAAACTCATCGTAACGTTATTACCAACGGTAGCTCCGTTAGGTATCGGTGAGAGATAGCTATTATTCTGTTCTCTTACACCTTTACTGATGAAATCAAATCCGTAGAAAACGGATGAATCAAACACACCTTGTGAGTTATTTTGAGTAGTCTTGAATATCGCAGCTGGTATAGAACCTGATGGCATAGGTGATGGATCTATCACAGAACCATGTCCCATCGGAACAACACCATCTGGTTTATCAGAAATCGTATCTCCCTCAATCTCATAATCTCCAACCCTTATATGATTACTTAGGTTTGGAAAGTTACCGAAGTGTGTTAGCTTACCGTTTGAATCAATAGTTGTATGTCTATCACCAATTCTCTTAGCAAAGAAATCTGGTGATTTTTTATCAAATGTCAATCCATCATATTGTTCTAGTATGTTATCATCATCGGTTCCGTTAGGATTATGAACACGAACTTGTAGTGAAAAATTACCGAAATCAGAACCAGCCACATCGTTAGCTGACTTAACATTCAGAATATGTACCTTAAGTTGTCTACTTATCTGTGTTCCATGTGAACGTGTATAGATTCTAAACAAATCGTATCTAGTTCCGTTAACCAATTGTGATTGGATAAAAGGTGTCCTAGCAACACTAAAGTCACTATTACCAGTCCAAGTATTGGCGTTTCCTTTTGTATCATAAGATGATACACCAGAACTAAAGTCTAATCCATCTTCAACCACAACAAGTGAAGCTGATACAAATTGACTTCCTGAACCAGCACTCTGATAAGATTGAGTGACATGAGCTTGTTCCTCAAAAATCTTGTATACATACACAGATGATGTGTTATTACCACTCTTTGAAGATTGTGGACTCGAACTTAACACCTTAGAAATATGATTCGCACTACTCGTGTTGAATGTTAAAGCGTAGGTTTCTTGGGTAACATCACTACCTGAGACAGTTAACGTAAAACTATCCCAAGTACCAGTTATACTTGAAGCACTTAAATCTCCAGTACCGTTAGAACCAAATGATGGTGCTAATATTGCCAAAGACGCTGATGGTACTATTGCTGATCCTGAAGGACCACCTACTCCATAATAAGAACTTCCACCAACACCAAGACTTAGTAAATCCGATGTATATCCACCTAAACCAAGAACCCTAACGATTGTTACGACTCCTGCACTCCTTAAATATTGTTGAACCGCATAAGGTGTATAGAATCTATTATCAACTGGACCAAAAACTTCTTCGTATTCTTGAAATGAAGTTATTTGTGTAGGTACAAATGCAGGTCCTTTGGATGTAGGTCCTATAATTGCAGCACCAAGTTCCCCAATAGCTTGGGGAAGAAATGATAAATCTCTCTCACGAGTAAATACACCAGGCGAAACTATTCTTTCTGCCATTTATTTTCTCCTAGTTAATTTTTGTTATGCAAAATCTTCGAATAAATATATATTTATTCTACTATAAGTATAACTTAAATTCCCCAAAATGTAGTATTTAGGGGTTTTTTTTAATATTAACCTTCAGGAGATTCAGAATCTTCTTCAGAAGCTTCTGGTTGAGGAACTGGTGTGAATACACCTGTCTCTGGATCTAACTGACCAGGACCGTACTTCTCATTCAACTTCTGTACCAAATCACGTTCACTCTGTTGAACATCAGCGTACTCGGACTCAACCTCAGCTTGACGAGTTTCAATCGCCTCTTGCTGTTGGTCTAGTAAAATCTTCTGTACAGCTAGTTGTCCTAAAATAGCTTGTTTTTCTTGATAACTCTGTTGTAACTCACTCAGTTCTTTGAGTTCTTCCTCTGAAAATTTAATTTCATCAGCCATAACTTTTTCTCCTATATTGTTTTAAGTTAATAGTTTATATAAATATAACATAAATATGTTAAATACAATTTTTTATTTCTTTTTTAGTTCTTCTATCTCTTTTTGTTGAGATTTTACGATTTCTGTTAGTTCTTGAACTGCTTTTACCAATGGTGTGATTAATTCTGTTTCACCCAATTCCTGCATACCATCTCTATTTTCTTTCCAAACAGGAAACTCTGAGTGTCCAACTTCATCCATCGCCTCTTTAACTTCTTGAGCTACAAATCCGTAGTGTATCCTATCAGGATTCTTACGTTCCGTAGTATCTGGATTATGTTGTTCAAACTCTTCAGGATATTCGCTTGGTGCTTTTTTCTTAAAGTTTCTTGTTTTTAGTTTATTGATAAAATCAAGTCCTAATGTATTATCTTTAATATCTATCTTAATTCTTCTATCAGATGAATGTGTCCAAGTAGCATTTTCACCGAAGTCGTTAGTAATATAATCCGAATCAACACCTATTCTAACTGTTTCTGTACCACCACCAGCTAATGAATCAATACCAGCTTTTATAAGTATCTCATCACTTACATTAAGACTTGAAACATCGGCATTAAAACCTATAATTACATTATATGCTCCTCCTACTAAAGTGTTTGCCACATTATAACCCATAAGAACATTACCATATCCAGTAGTAAGGTTTGCTCCACCTATACCACCCACTATGGTACTGCTTCTTGCCTCTGTTATACTTTCACCTGCTCTATATCCTAAAACAGCACTATATACGACTCCAGATAAATTTCCAGTCATAGAAGCACCGCCAACTACTGTATTATATTCTGATTTAGTGTTTGCCCAAGCTCCATTACCTGATGCCCAACCTATAAATGTATTATAATCTGAGTCTTGTGATGTAGTACCTGCATCAGTATTTGTCATAGCAGCAGGTCCGATAGCAACATTACCTGTACCAGTAGTATGAGTTTTTAATGCACCTGAACCAAGTGCTACATTACTACCACCACTGGTTATATTTAAACCAGCTTGGTTACCTATAAAAGTATTATACTCAGCTGAAGAAGCACCTGAACCCTTACCAGCTTGGTATCCCATAAATGTGTTATAACTACCAGTTGTGCTTGAACCAGCTTGATATCCAACAGCAACACTACCTGTGTGATTAGCACCTGCTGCTGTATTTGAATAATTGTAACTACCATGTAAAGCAGCATCACCGATAGCAACACATTGAGCACCATGATAAGCAAGAGCATTATTTCCAACAACGACACTATTTGAAACTTCTCTACGGATAGCTCCCATCGAATAATGACCTATAGAGACATTAGCACGACCTTCTATTAAATTACCAGCACTATTACCACCTAAAATTGTATTTTTATCACCACTAGTAATATACTGTGCAGCTTGATAACCAACAACAGTATTATGTTCACCCGTTGTTGCGTATGTACCCAAAGCTTTGTAACCTACAGCAGTAGAACCTACTGCAGTGGTTATATTAGCACCAGCTTCAGCACCAACTAAAGTATTCAGGGTTCCTGATGTTAAATCATATCCTGAGTTAGTACCTATTGCAACATTATTGTCACCAGTTTTATCTCCACTATACATAGCATGATAACCAATAGCAATATTTCGATTACCAGTCGTTACATCATATCCTGCACCAGCACCGAGAAAAGTTGAACCACTTGCTGTAGTAGTATCATGACCAGCATCATAACCAATAGCAGTATTACCATCATGTACACCAGCAACTAAATCTCTTAAAGCACCATGCCCAACTGCAGTATTGTAACCTGCTGTTGTAGCAGTCTGTAATGCTTCATAACCGATTGCTGTATTTCTATCTCCTGTGGTGATAGATTTTCCTGCATGATAACCAACGAAAGTACTTCTTTGTCCTGAAGTAAGAGCGTTTGCTGATTTATATCCGATAGCAATTGTTCCGTCTGCGTCTGATGTCATAACTCCTAAACCAGCTTGAAATCCTAAAATTACTGAGTAATCCACATCAGTTGTATTACCACCAGCAGAATACCCCGCAAATATATTGTAATCTCCTGTTGATAGTTGCTTACCTGCTGACCATCCTATCGATATATTACCAGAAGTAGAAGTTGCATACATCATAGCACTCATACCTAGAATTACATTATTACCACCAGTCATAGTTGCTTGTTGACCACCAGCTTGTGCACCTACGATAACATTGTTATCCCCAGCTCCACTTGTACCATTTGCACTAGCTCTATATCCTATAACTACGTTATAACTAGAATCATCATGTGCTGGCCCTGCTTGTTCACCGATTAAAATATTACCATATCCACTCGTTTGTGAAGCTCCAGCTAAATATCCGATATTAACAGTTCCGATAGCCGAAGTTATAGAATCACCAGCTCCAGAACCAATAGCTACATTCCAGTAACCAGTCGTGAAAGCAGTAAGAGCTTGGTATCCAAGAGCAACATTATGCTCACCTGAACTAAACGGAGAAGATGTTGTTCCACCCTTTCCAGCATCATGTCCTATAAAGGTATTATAAGAACCAGTTGCATAATATCCGGTGTTATTACCAACAAATACACTATGTTTAGGAGTGTGACTACCACGACCAAATGAGTATCCAGCATTTAATCCTACTGCAACACTTTCATAGCCTGTGGAATTATAATAAAGAGAAGAACCACCAACTGCAGTATTTGAATATCCAGAAAGATTTGTATAGCCACTATAGTTTCCTATGAAAGTATTAGAAGCTCCAGTTGTAGTGGTGTAACCAGCTCTCCATCCAATTATTGTACAATAACCACCAGTTGTGATATCTTTTCCTGCATTTGCACCGATTATGACCATTCTTGTTGCGGTAGTTGCATCCTCAGCTGCAGCGTAACCAATCGCTACATTATCAGACGCTATACCAGATGAACCTGATTGACTCTGTAAAGCTTGATGACCTATAGCAACATTACTACCTCTTGAACCTTCTGTATATAAGGCTCTATATCCAATGGCAATATTACTATGACCAGTTTTATTACTATATAAAGCAAGTGAACCTATGGCAACATTGTAATAATTGCTTGTCGCTAAATGTGCAGCTCTATATCCTACAAAAACACTATCATCAACCGATCCATTCATTGATGAACCACCAGCTGCATTTTCACCTATCACAACCACTCTGTCACCAGAAGTTCCTTGTCTATAAGCATTAGAACCAATAACGACACTATTAGTACTAGTAGTAAGTTGACCTTGTGGTATAAAGTCACCACCTTTTATGGTTGTTGTACCTTGAATGATAGCAGATGAGGCACTTACTTGACCAACAATTTCTACATTTTTATCAGCAAGAACAGTCATTGCCTTTTCATATGCAGCAGTTCCATTTCTTCTAACGATAATTTCAACTTGACCAGAACCACCACCATATGATGTCTCACGAAAAACAATACCACCTCTATGATGAGGTCCACCATCACTGCCTGATGTTTGCCCAAATATTGAAACAATACCATTAGGATTAGTATTGGTCATAAATAAACTTTCATTACCAGCACCAAAATTACTTGTATTAGCTGAATCTAGTGTTACGTGCAGTTTAGCTGACGGACTTGTGGTGCCTATACCCACACGCATATTACTAGCCTCAAAATATGCCATTGATGTTCCAGCAACATTTTGTATATCTACATCTATACCAGTGTTATTACCTCTGATAATTGTATTTTCATTCATTGTATAAGCTCTGAAATAATGTGCCGAAGTGTAACCAGCTACGTTTAAATTATTACTTCCTATTGTAACTGCACTATTAGCTATCTGTAATCTACTTGTACCACCTGAATAAAAAGCATATTCATCATCACCATGTACAGATAGATAAGAATCCTTATCACTATCTAAATATATTTTGGGTGTACTTTTAGAAAGATATAAATCTCCACCTATTGTTGCATCACTACTTATATTTGAGGTTTTTGATTCTACTCTACCAAACGAACCAGTTGAAGTTGCTGAACCACTTATTTGTCCGTTAGCTAATACCTCAAATACTTTTGTTTCAGCATTAGTAGTAAGATGTCTTATTGCTGCTCGTATTATTGGATTAGTAGGTCTAGCATTTACCACAGCTGCATAAATACCACCTTTACCAGTCGCATCAACTCTATTTTGAAACCAACCAGCGTATGGAGCACCATCAAATGTGTTACCAGTAAAAACAGCAAGTGATGCTGAATTAAACTGCATATTTCCACCAGCCACTTGACTTTCAGTTTGACCAAAAGTTCCCATAATAGAAACTCTACCAGATGAATTGATACCTAATCTGGGAACTGCTTCAAATGCTTCTCTACCACCATTTCTTGTAGCAAAATATAATTGTCCTCTATTGTCTCCACCACCTTGACCACGAGCTTCAATATAAGAATAAACCTTATCATCACCATCCATATCCCAATTTATTCTTTGTCTGCCACTCACACTATCACCGACAATGGTTATAGCGCTACCAGTAGCATAATTACCTGATGGAGAATGGATAGTTAATGCAGAATGTCTTGAAGATGATACATCATTGAATACAGGTCCTCCAACGGTAACTTTACCAAACGAACCTGTTGAAGATGCTGAACCACTTATAGCATGTCCACTTCCAACAAATTCTATACCAGTACCTGTACTAGCATTATTTAAATACATCATTGTTGTACCAGTAGCACTTGAATTACTATTATATAATTGAAATAAACTTCTCGTACTCGAATCTGATGAATTTGATTTTAAGAAAACTATCCTACCAGTTGTAAGTACATTTGCTTCTTCTATGGATAATGCAGTTCCTGTTGTAATTGCTGGATTATTGATATGAAATATGTTATTACTTGTTTGTTCACTATCTATTTCTAATGCTTTTGCGTTACCGTTTTGGTCAATAAGCATTCCAGTACCATCACCATCGTTTCTTATAAAAAGAACATTTTGGTCAAATGAAGTATGGTCAGCACGAAAGTTTACCAACGGGTTAGATGGACTAGCGGCATTT